TTATATTTATGATTCTATTAGAGAGGTGATTGAGATATGACAGAAATAATTGTGGAAGATGGTAGTGTAGTAGCAAATGCCAACAGTTATGTTTCTGTTTCAGGTGTTGATGTTTATGCCACCGACTATGGATATTCAGATTGGACCTCTGCCACTGATACAGTTAAAACACAATCTTTGCTCCGAGGGATGAGGTATATTGAAGGATTGAATTTCAAGGGCACAAGGGCTAATGATGACCAGAAGTTGGCATTTCCAAGATATGATTTATATGATAGAGATGGCTATTTAATAGATGATGATGTTATACCTGATAGATTAATAGATGCTGTTTGTGAGGCTGCTATTTGTAGTTTACCTGATACAGATGTAGACCTTCAGCCCACGCGGAGCAGGGATGACTACAGAAAGAAGGTAGATGTGGCCGGTGTTGTTGTAGAAGAGTGGTATGCTTCAGCAAATGGTTTAAGAAATAACAGCAGGGTTATTCAAGATTTACTGGTTGGATTAGTAAAAAATAATGTAATAGTGGATGTGGAGAGAGGTTAAATATGAAGGGTAGTCAGTTGACAGCAAGACAAATGAGGTTTGCTAGATTAGTAGCAGATGGTATGCCAGATAATGAGGCGGTTGTTGAGGCAGGATACTGTAAAACAAATCATAGTAAAATACTATCCAGATTAAGAGACCATGCTGCCATAAACAGATTGATTGAGGATTATAGAAATAACAAAGGTAATTTGAAGAAGGATGCTATAGCAACAAAAAGAGATAGAGAGATTCTGTGGACAGAGATGATGAATGACCCTTCATTCTCTCCTGCTGCTAGATTGGAGGCATCTAAACTTCTTGGTAAAGCACAGGGAGATTTCACCACAAAGAAGGAAATAGAACAAACCATTATTAGCAAACCAGTTGTTGTTGTGCCCAACACCAGCCCAGAAGATTGGGAAGAATACTGGGAAAAGAATAATGACAGGTAGAGTAATATGGATGCCACAACCAGGGAGTCAGACAGCATTCATAACATGTCCATACTGGGAAGTATTATATGAGGGCACAAGAGGCCCAGGTAAGACAGATGCTTTGATTATGGATTATTTGATGGGTGTAGGTAAGGGTTATGGAGCAGCATACAGAGGTATAATCTTTAGAGAGAGTTTTCCACAACTATCTGATATTATTAGTAGAACAAAGAAATACTTCTATCAGATATTTCCTGAAGCAAAGTATTTAGGTTCTTTTGGTGTTAATAAGTGGGTATTTCCTGAAGGTGAAGAGTTGCTGTTTAGACACATGAAGAGAGCAGATGATTATTGGAATTATCATGGACATGAATATCCATGGATTGGTTGGGAAGAGTTGACTAACTGGTCATCCAAAGAGTGTTATGAGAGTATGAAGGCTTGTAATAGATGCTCTATTGAAGGTGTCCCTATAAAGTATAGGTCAACATGTAATCCATGGGGAGTTGGTCATAGTTGGGTTAAAGAATATTTTATTGACCCCGCGCCGCCGATGACAAAGATAATCAACTCCGATGGCCAGATTAGAATGAGGATACACGGTGACATTAGAGAAAACAGGATTTTGTTTAGGGCTCAACCTGATTATATTAAAAACCTTAACAGTATAGATAATATACAGAAAAGGAAGGCTTGGTTAGAGGGCTCATGGGATATAGCAGCGGGTGGCTTCTTTGATGGAATATGGGACCCATCAAAACATATCATAAAGCCATTCGAAATTCCTAAATCATGGAAGTATATCATAGGGTTAGATTGGGGCTCGCAGAAGCCAGCCTCATTGGGTGTGTGGGCTAAAAGTGATGGAAGGGTATTACCTGATGGTAGAAAGTATCCTAGGGGTTCTATAATAAGGGTAAAAGAATGGTATATGGCAGAGAGAGATAATAATGGTATGACCATTCCTGATAAAGGGCTTCGACTGGATAATGAGAAGATGGCGAAAGGTATTTATGAATTTACAAAAGATTTGGATATAGCACAATGGATTGCTGACCCAAGTATATTCAGGGACCAATCGGGGCCAAGTATCCAGAAGCAGTTTAATAAGGTTGCTAAATTACCATTCAAGGCCGCTGATAATGAAAGAATAGCAGGATGGCAGTCGATGATTGGTTTAATGGCAGAAGCCCTAAAGGATGCTCCTGAAAATCCTGGATTATGGATATTTGAAACATGTAGAGAGTGGATAAGGACTGTGCCTGTCTTGATGAGAGATGAGCGGAATATAGAAGATATTGGCACAAACAGTGAAGACCATATTGCTGATGAAACAAGGTATGTTTGTCAAACAGTTAGAGCACCACTAAAAACTATGGAATTACTAATTTAGAGGATGAGATATGACTATAATCAATGGAAGCACAAACACAGTTGACTCAACATCAGACATCTATGACACCATGTTGGAGTATTGGCAATTACCCATCACATTGATGGGTGGTGAGACTGCGATGAAAGATGCAGGTCTAACCTATCTCCCTAGAGAACCTATGGAGACGGAAGCCCAATACAGAAATAGATTAGCCAGATCAACATTAAAGAACTATTTTTCCTGGGCAGTTGAAAATCATACTGGTAGGGTATTTAAAAAGCCTATAGTTTTTAGTGATGATACTGATAAATCTATTGTCTCATACAATGATAATATAGACCTGATGGGTAGTAGCGCGGATGCCTTTTACAGAGAAGTGTTTAGAGATATGCTTGTAAAAGGTATGAGTTATGTATATGTTGATTATCCTAGAACAGCAGAAGACATGACACTTGCTGATGAGATGAATGCTGGCTTCAGGCCATACTGCGTACATATTAAAGCAGAGCAGTTGATAAATGCTGTATCAGGTATGGTGAATGGTAGGAAGGCACTTATTAGAGCCCATATATTAGAAACTGTTTCTATACCAGATGGGCAGTGGGGAACCAAGAAAATAAATCAAATCAGGGTGTTATATCCTGGTGCATGGCAGTTGTGGAGAAGTAAGAGTGAGAAGTCTGGGGGCGGTTGGTTCATCTTTGATGAAGGATTAACATCCCTAGACTACATACCATTGGTGCCGATTTATGGAAAGAAGATTGGCTTCTTCGGCGGGGTAAGTCCTCTGCAAAATCTGGCTAATCTAAATAGAGCACACTGGCAGTCATTATCAGACCAGATGAATATAACACATGTTGCAAGAGTTCCTATTCTATTTGGCACAGGTTTCAATGAGGGCGATAGTTTGGCAGTAGGTGCTAAATCTGCTATTCTCGGTCCTAATGAGAGTGAATTGATGTATGTAGAGCATACTGGTAAAGCAATAGAAGCCGGTATGAATGAGTTAAGAGACCTGGAAGATAGGATGATGTTAGAGAGTTTGGAGATGCTTAATACCAATTCTTCTTACACTGCTAAAGAAAAATCATTAGATATTTCAGATATTAACTGCTCTTTGCAAGACCTGGCTATTAAACTCCAGAGAATGATTGAGAGAGTTAATAATATCATGTGTGATTGGGATGGTATTGAGAGAAGTGGGAAGGTTGTTGTAAACACTGATTTTGGTTTACAATTGAGAGATGGTTCTGAAAGTAACATTCTATTGAAGATGAGACAAAATAAGAGTATTTCTATAAACACCTTTCACAAAGAGATGAAGCGAAGAGGAATTCTATCGCCCGATTTCGACAGTGAAAATGATATTAAATTACTTGAGCAAGAGAAGATTAAGGACAACTTACCTGGAGCATCACATTATGTAGATGAAAATGGTAAGCAAATAGTAGGCACTGATGAAGAGGAGGACCTCAACACAGGAAAGCCTAGAATAGAATAACGGGAGGTTATTATGCCACTAAAAGAAATTGTAGACAGTTTGGAAGGTATTGATGAGAAGTATGCTGATTTGTATATTGAAAATTCGGATGGGAAATTCGAAATCAACATAACAGGGCTAAAGTCCGCTCTAGCAAAAGAAAGACAATTAAAGAAGGATTTAGAAAAGAAGTTGTTGAAAAACAAAGACAGCAATCAAGACCCTGATTTAAATGATTTAAAAAAGGAATTGGAGAAAGCAAACGGTGTTATTAATGAAATGAAAATAACCGGTAAAATCAAGAATGCTGCTATATCTGCTGGTGTGGACCCAGACTACATTGATGATGTTATTACTTTAACAAAATCTAATTTTGGTTTGGATGACAATGGGGATGTTGTTGTCCTAGATGGGACAGGAAGTCCTAGTAGTAAGAATGTTGGAAACTTCTTCAAAGGCGAATTCAAAAAGAATAAGCCCAGATATTTTGTAAGTTCGGGGAAGAAGGGTTCTGGCAGCGCTGAAGCGGAGATTTTAAATCCAACCTCCATGAGTGGGAAACTCAACAAAGCGATAAAAGAGCGAAATGTTAGTGAGTTGATAAAAATAAAACAGAGTAAAATCAATAAGATAGGAGATTAAAACTATGGCTACTGCTGATACTGAAGTTTTCCCCCAATATGCGGGTGAGTTATTTATGCTTGGAAATGCTAATACTCCATTTTTGGCTGCTCTAGGCACTACTGCAAGACTAGTTACAAATTTCGATTTCGCTTTAAGTTCTACTTATACAATGGCAAGTGGCACTCAACAGGCTATTACTGAAACTGATGCTTTGAGTCAATCAACACCTAGTAATTATACCAGAAATCAGGATGTTAATACCTGCCAAATTGTTAAGTATGATGTTATGACAACCTACAAGATGTTGAGTTCTTACAATAAACTTGTAGGTAATGCCAGTGATTATGGTTCTGTAGATGGTATTAATGCTATTGATGATGTTCATAACCACAACATCCAAACTTGTTTGAAGCAGATTTACACTGACTTAAACTATACCGCATGGAATGGTAGTTATGTGCGCTCCACTGCGGCAAATGTTGCTGCTAAAACAAGAGGATTGGATGAGGCTATTTCAGAGCATATCACCACTATCAGTGGTATTTCTTCATTGACAAAAAATGATGTTGATGGACTATTGGCAGAGATGGCTGATGCTGGTGTTGATTTAAGTGGTATTGTTATATGGGCCGGCTCCGCCGCTAAAATAAAGATTTCTAACCTTTACTCTTTAAATCTCCAGACCCAACCGAGAGATAGAGTAGTTGGTGGTGTGAATATTCAAACCCTTACCACTGATTTTGGTGAGTTTGGTGTTGCTTATGATGCTCATGTCCCCGCAGGTAAGATATTCTTAATCAATATGCCTTTTGTGAACAATGTGTGGTGTCCTGTCCCTGAAAAGGGTGGATTGTTCTATGAGGAAAAATCTACTGTCGGTGCTGCAAGGTCAGGTATGCTTTATGGACAATGGGGTCTAGACTACGGTGCAGAAGAAATGCACGGAGTTATTAAGACCGAATAAACTATCCTATATATTAGTAGATAGTGTATTTTTTTATTACATTGACCATTGACAATTAGTGATTTGTGATTACAGTTAAATGAAGAGGGTGAGGGAATTGTTTCTTCACCCTTTTCATGGGTTCATAGGATTACAGAAAACACAATGAAAGGGTGGAGGTTATACTCGATGATGAGCAATTTGAGGCTATGTCAGGGTATTGTAAAGTGGTTGGAGTAAAGCCAGCCCAGCTCATGAGAATGATAGCAATGGAAAGAATTCAATTTAATAAATAACACATTAACAAAAGGAGATTAAATCATGGAAGAGAATAAAATGGAATTAGAAAAAGAATTGACATTAAATGAGGTTATGGTTGAGTTAAGAAATATTACTAAATTATTGGCAGGGGAAAAGAAAGATGACTTGATAGACATTGATATTGATAGAGGCTCCATAAGCAAGAGCACCCATCTGACTAGATTATATGACCAAGATGTTGCTATTGTAGAAGATATTTGTTCTACTACTAAAAGGTCAAGAGCACAGGTCATTAGATTGCTGGTCCACAATGCCCTCTTAAACAAGCTGTATTAAGCGAGGTGGCTATGAAAGAACAATGTGCTATAGAATGTATTATATGTGGAAGAAGCCTTCTTAAAGAGAATGTGAGTGGCTGTATGGTGTGTTTGTTTGATTGGTTATTTTGTGATAAATGTCTTAAACAAGTGAAGTATGTGAAGGAAGAGATATGAAATGAAGGATAAATCATTTTTCAAAGATGCTAATCATCTGAATATATTTCTAGATTTGGAAGTTGATGATAAAGTTGAAGCATTCACAATGGATATTATTAATAGGACCTCATTGAAAAGACGCCTTGACCTAGCTGAAGATGCTATACTTTGTATCACTGCCAACCTAATATCTAATTACCTAATCAATGTCCCTACAATTATTCCTGGTGATGAAAAACCCTGGCGGCTGTTGAGAAACTCTGGATTAAAATGGGCTTCACTAGAAAGAGTTAGTAGCATTCTCAATGCTATGTTAGACCTAGGATACATAGAAAAGGCCCCAGGCTTTCACAGTGTAGATAAGAGTTATGCTAGTAAATATTGGATAAAGAAAAACTTTCCCATCGACCCTATTAGGGGACCAAGGATTCGAATTGATTTTCCTAATAAACCTGTGCTAATTAGAAACAGTGATGGCTATGAACAGCGAGTTCCAATCAACAACAAAACAAAGAAAATGGCGAGTGTTGTTAATAAGATAAATAAAACACTAGATAAAGCATCTGTATGTTTTAATTTCTCAATGATGGATTTATGGAAAGATAAGCCCAGCAAGTTTATATCGCGGTGGAAAAAAATCGCCTTCGAGGTTAATGTTGGTGGAATGGTTATGAGGACTTCATGGGGACCGGTTAGTAGGGTTATGGTAGATAGTGGTATAATAATAGAGGGTATAGGGTATAGAGTAGTAGTATGTGTAAGTAGTATATATAGTAGTAGATATAGTATTATAATGGAACTCATGGGTTATGGAGGAATAACCAATAATATCACACATTTACAAGAACTTAATTTAGTGGGTGAAATCTTACTCAAAAAGCAGAGAAGAATCTTCAATAATGGCTCTTTTGAGTATGGTGGAAGGCTCTATGGAGCCTCATGGAATGTGCTGTCTAAAGTGATAAGAAACAGTATAACTATTAATAATGAGCCTACTTTTAGTTTGGATTTCTCTGGTATGCATATTAGATTATGTTACAACTTGGAGGATATAGATTACAGAGATGAATGTTATGTCTATAAGAAGGGTGATAATAACACAGCCCGCGAAGCAATAAAATTAGCATCATTGATAATGATTAATGCTCCTAATAGAAGAAGTGGTAGATATGCTATAGAAGGTAGGTTGAAGAAGGAAGATTTGTTTGAAAGTAATGAACAAGTAACAAATCTAATAAATAGTTTTATGGAGTTTCACAAGCCTATAAAGAAATTTCTATTTTCTAACATAGGTATTAAACTTCAGAAACTTGATTCAGACATCATCTGCGGTGTATTAAATAAATTATCAGAGCAGAACATCCCGGCATTGTCTATACATGATGAAGTCATTGTTCCAGAGCAATATAAAGACACGGCCTATAGTATCATGTGCGGTGAGTACCGCAAGGTGATGAGTTATGAGCCTGTCCTATAGGTAGGTATAGGGTATATGCAGTTAGGTCATAGAACATTGGTCATTTCACTTAAATTTGTTTAAAAGCATCATTTTGAAGATAAGAAGAACATACTATGAAAATTAATGAATTAAAACAAATTAGTTTAAAAGAACCAAATGAAACATTCACAGAAAATAAAACCAGACCTTTTGGAAACCATAAACATTGTAGTTGATGATGCCTTAATGAGGTCTAAATATTTTAAAGCACATTATACAAACACAGGGAAGCCTACTCGCCTACCTTTTTTTATTGTTTATGTTTATGAAAGGCACATAAAACAATTATCACCATTTCTGTATAATTGTATCATAAGAAATTGTAGAGAAGGAAAACAAATTCATGGCCTTTATATGGTATATGAGGATAGTTTCAAACCTACTCAACATGCCTAAATTATCGCCTTAATTTGAACATGCCATTTTTTAAGTTATTGATAATACTATACTTTTTGTATAGCAAAAAAGGGCCAATTTCATGAAAAGTCGGAATGCTTATGTTGGTATTAGTTTAGGGTTTTTGTTAAGTTGGGCCTAAAATAGGAGGCCTCTCTGGCGAAAGCAAAAGCAAATAAACAGCATTTTAAGACCTAATGTCATTAGGTCCATAGGGAGGTATGCCCCAAGCAGAGAAAGTGTCTTAAATCGCATTACAGTGAGCTACAATCAATTTTAATGAAAGGGATGTTAATTGGATAATGAAATGCTATTTAGTGAGAAATATCACAATATCAATGAGAGGTTTGGTTTGAGCAAGACCGAAACAATGAACCTCTTAAACAAATTCGATGATATACTTGTTGAAGAACTCTATGGATTAGATATCAATTTCAAAATAGATAAATACTTTATAGACAATAGGTCTGTAGACAAGTATATCTATGATTTGATTGATGGTCAATTGATGGAGGAATTGATTTGTATGTGGTTTAGAAAGAATGGTCATAAAGCAAAGAGGACTGGTTGTGATAGTGTAGAGAATGTTCATATAGATAGTAATAAAATATCTACATATCCTGATATACTTGTTGATGGAACATTGCTAGAAATCCAGACCTCGAGAAAAGGCAGACTGCCCTTTTACAATATAAAGAAGTCGAAGGGTGATAGGGTGTTGAGAGGATTAAACAATATTATGATGATTGTTGGTGATGAATATTTTATCATAGACAAATATATGTTAAGCAAAGCAGAGAAAGTAAACTTTGCTCTTTGGGGAAATAAGGTGTGCTATAAGATTATTGATAATGATATTAGATATTTAAAATTTTAACCCGCCGGCTAATAAACCCAAACTCTGTCAGAATTCTTGGTGAAGTCATTATCAACATGTATGAACTTATCACCAATACCCATCCTAGCGAAGCCAGCCTTCACTAGAGCCATTATTATTACATATCGGGTATGGTCATCTATGCAGACAATATCTGCTGCCATACCCTTCATGTGAGCGCTGGTTTTCTTCCCGCCGACAGAGAAATTATGTTTATCGCATCTATAACCACTAGATATTCTGAATGGTATATTAGCATAAACTCTAGCAGCCTCTAGCCTCGCCATGAATTCCCTATTCATCTGACACTCACCACAGCACTTACATTCTAATTCATCAGTTGTAAAATGGTCTGTCAATTGCATTTAAGTAACCTTTCAATATAGTAGAGGGAACTAATCCACCCCTCTATTATTTATTCCTCCTGTATAGACCCCTTACCGAATTCCTCCTCGATAAGGGGTTTCTATTTCATTCCCAAATACCTTCATATACAATGTTAAATACATTACTATTCTTCATGAAATCAGCCATATAATCTGGGGTTATACTCCAATAAAAGTCAATGATTTCATCACCATGAATGTTTCTGCGAAGGTTAGAATGCTTCATGTGTAAGAAACATAACTCTGAGCATACAGGTTTGGCGAAGTGGAGGAATTTGGCGGCTAGAGGAATTAGAAATAACCCAAGTCTAATGAATGGATACATCTTACCAGCAAATTTAACCATAATCTTCTCTGAAGAAGCATTTGCTATTTCATCAGTCATATCGAAATGTCTGCCAATGATTATGGGAGAGCCAACATAATTATTTAGATTTCCAACCTTGTAGGTTGTCAGGGCCTCGAAGGTATTACCTTCTTCATCAAGAATAATACCGGCATGTGAGTATTTAGCCTCATCATCTTTTGACCCCATAGCGGTAAATAACCTAATACCATGAGCCAGAAATTTAGAGAGAAACTCCGCATCATCTGGAGCAGAAACACAGAAATAATCACCTGATTTTATTAGCATTATTTATCTACCTCCAAAATTTGTAGGAGCATGCTTCTGCTCTAAAACTATAACTTTTCTAGATATATCAGAAACTTTACAATCTATGGAGGCCGAATAGGAGAATGCTCCAATTATTGTAGCAACCAAAATCCCTAAAATCCATCTGAATGTGCCCCATGAGGGTTTGTCATTGTTTACTCTGTATATGCAGTTCTCCATCTTATCAAATTTCAATTTCATATCTGAAATAGAAACAACTATGTCCCTGGTCCTTTCATCAATTCTTGCAATAGCGGCGGATTCACTTTCATTTTCAGCCATAATTACCTCACCAGTCAAAAGAATATTTACCATCAGCATTCAAAATAACTTCCAAATCATTAGCCATAAAGATAATAGGTCTAACACCAGCCCTATTACTGGATATATGAGATGTCTTGGTGCCATCGGTATTAACAGTCATAATAATTCCATTAGGCGGAGTCCAACTATACACATCCCTTGTCCAATATTCCAATGGTAAATCATCTTCAAACCATCTGCCTATCCTCAAAGCATCACTAGCAAAATATGTTATATATGACCCACTACTATTTGTTACAATATTATCAAATAATTCTTCTATTGACAATAGGGACACCTTGTCATTCCAAAGATTTCCTTGTGTTTCCAATTCTACAATTTGCAGATTATTAGCCAAATCGGCGGAAAAGTATAAGTCTATGAAATTGTTATTTAATCTGTATCTCATATAACTACTTTTCCATGGTGTATCAGGAAAATAGCCATACCCTTCATAGGTGCCATCGAATGAGAAGAACTCCCAAACCTTCTCACACATCAATGTGGTAATACCAATATTGTGATGATTGTGTGCTATAACTCTCCACTCTGGACTATTCTCCAAAGCATTGGGGTCTTTAACAATTGTGCCTAACTCTAGTGTGCCCAGAGTGACCTTCAGGACATCTATTTCCTGTATTGACCTGGCGGCCGAATAAGCTCTAGCTTGTATAACATAAACTAATGTATCAACTACACCAGGAGCATAATCAATAACTTCAATAACTTTAAAGAATTCTCCATTGATATTTAAATTATCATCTACCCTTGGCTTACCCATAGTAGATTGTATAATGACCTGTCTATCAGTTTTCCTAACATTGTTACCATCTATCAAACTCTTATTATATGGCACAACCAATGCCTTGATAGGTATGGATATAGTATTATATGTCATAAGCCCGGTGGCTGTATTAACAGCACCATCTACATTCTGTATGTATGTAATCCACCCACCATAATAATCTATCTTGTTTAAGATGAGTGTTATGTATTTACCATAGTTAAATGCCATTAGATTTTCTCCTGATTTAACTTCAACAATTGCTCAACTTGCTTTTCTAATTTAGTAATTCTATTTTCTAAATCATCATTCTTTTGAGAAAGTTCTTGAACAGCCTTAATCAATGGCGCTATAAATTCATTATATCTCAATCCAAAAGTATCTAATTTTTCATCATGAATAATACCAGCAAAATCAACTGATGTCTTATTATGTTTTTCTACAACATCAATGACATCTTGTGAGATAAGGCCATAGTGTTTTCTATTGAATTTATGTTCTAACTTCTCTTCTACTTCAGTTGAATTATCTAAATCATTACCAACTATCTTTTTAACCTTGGAGGTGTAGTTCTTCCACTTGAATGATACTGGCTTTAAATCATTGATAAAGTCCAATCCTAAATCACAATCTACAATGTTATTCTTCAGTCTCCTGTCAGAGGTTTGAATTGTAGCATTGGTGGCATAAATATCATTCCATCTGAAGGTGCTACTACCTATATTCAGCACATCATCTGTTCTAGGAAGTAGATTTGCTCCTACATTAACAGCAGTAGGCAGTGCTTCGAATGCCACAACATATGTACTACCATCCCAACAATACCAGTCATAGCCACCTTTGTATGGGGCATTATCAACCACCTTACCTCTGAATGCCCCCACCTGTGTATAAGCAGAACTGTTACATGCCCATATCTGGAAGTTGAATATAAGGTCTCCAGCTACCGCTGCGGTTGGACTTGCTTGTGTGCCCCTTGCTCTTCTGCATAGGAAAGCATTGGTATTGTTTGTTGCTGTAGATGAAAATGTCTGTAATACAAGATAGTTGAATGAACTATCAATACCTGTGCATAAGAATCTCTGGCTACTGTCAGTGGCTGTGCTGCCTATTGCAAGACCACCGGTATGGAATCTGGAAACTTCTACAGCATCTATGGTGATTGGAATATAGCCTGTGCCCGCATCAATAACCTCAACAGATGAATTACCCTCTTCAATCTTATCACTAGTACCACCAGCAGAGGCAGCCCACTTTAGCCCAGTGGTCTGTGTGCTGTCGGCGGTAAGAACATAGTCATCTGTGCCAACTGGGAGTCTGGTATTATCAGTGCTGTATATGTATAAATCACCTTTGGTTGTTAGAGGGGAGGCAGTGCCAGCATCTTCCCAACTCGGGGCTGAAGTAGCACCATTCGAAGTTAATACCTTATCGGCAGCACCATTAGTCAATTCTTGTATATGACCATCACCATCGCTATAAAATAATTTATGATTTCCAGCACTATGGTCACTAGTACTTGTCATGGTGTGTAATCTGGTATATGCTGTTTCAATGTTAAGAACTAATGTCCATGTGGTTTCACTGGTCTTTTTAGATACATCGCCAGTGCTGCTATTTAGATACAGGTCATCTATTTTACCTAAATCAGATGCAGGCACCCCCGCTCCAGTGTACCATGTAGCACCAGTGGCTCCAGTATCGCCAGTAGGGCCAGAAGGACCCTGTGACTCCACCTCCACTATTAAAGCAACATCTTGCTCAACTTCAATTGTTATATCAGCCATTTAGACCTCCTACTCTGACCTAGTTACTGTTTCATGAACTACACATACACCTTGTATAAGGCTATATCTATCGCCCGATGTATCCTCAACAACCATGTCCCAAACCATGTTATTAGATGTTTTGGTAGAGCCAATCATTATCACCGGGGTAGTATCAATAGCGCCAGTTTGTGTCGCAGTCAATGACATTGTTATAGTTCCACTAACAGCCACTGTCTCAATGGTGAAGTTTGCTATTAAACTGTTACTACCATAGGTAGGTCTTATCTGAGCCTCAATAGTCCAGTTGGTCAAATCAATTGCTGTTCCGGAGGCATCAGTGATATTGAAAACTTGAACATAATCTCTATCCTTGTAAACATCAATGTCCCGCTCAACAGGATTAGTAATCATATCTCAATCACCTCTCTAATAGAATCATAAATATAACATAGAGAGAAAACAACTCCCTCTACAATAAAAGAAGTTAGTTAATTAATCAATCATTTCACTAACCTATCCTATACTACTGCACTACTATACTACTTTATCAATACTATACTATACTACTAATCTATACTATACTATACTACTTTATCTATACTATCCTATACTATACTACTGCACCACTATCCTATATACTATTATACTACTAATCTATTTTAGCCGCCGGGGCTGAAAAACTTCCACCATAATCTTAACTATTGAAAATGAAATCATTACCTAATAGTATAATAGACCTATAGTATAATTAATATCCAATATCAATAATAAATCAATTGTAATACAATTAATATATTCTACAGTATAGATGTATCAATATACTACCTACAGTATAGATGTATCAATATACTACTTTACTCTATCATTGTATATGGGTTGCTACTTTACCATATTACTATATTCCGGTATTACTACTTTATTGATATACTACAGCACCGTATCACTACTTTATCGATATACTATTCTACTACTACTACTACTATCTACCGTCTATCATGATTACAATAGATACATCGATCGATGATTACAATAGATATATCGATCGAGGTGAATTGTTTGGTGAGGGTAATTCTTTGGTGGTGGTTAGTGAACTAGTTAAGTGTTCGACTATATCTAGTTTAGATGAAGATATACATATTATATGCTATTATTCCAGGTAGTTACAGTACTTCTTGGAAATGAAAATATCCCAGGTTCCCCGAATCTCCTGGTTAAAAAATATAATAATATTAATAATATAGTAAACCATACAATCAAACATACCTACCCCCTATGCCGTTATTTCAAATAGTATACCCCCTTAGCCTCATTATCCGATACAGTGGGGATGGCGGGTAGTGACGGCATCATTATCCCATAACCCGGATTGTAGAAGGGAGGTGATGAAGATGTAAACAAGAGCACCGGCTTACCATCTACTAACTAACTTACAGCACAAAGGAGAATGAAATGGATTTGGAAGGTTATTACTATGGTGATTGTCATTACAGTGTATTTTGTAAAGGTAAGTGTGTTGGGAGTGGGGTCCACATTAAGGAGGTGGCTCATAAAGCCTTTAGCCGGCAGGACAAACTCGATGTCATAGGAGTGGTGTCGAGGGAGGATGGGAGGAAGGTGAGTTTCAGGGCAGATTGTGTTGCTATGCTCATCTACAAGTTTACTGAATATAGTAAGCCAGACAAGAAGAAACCATTCATTAGTGTCATCTGTGAGCCGTTGGGCTGGAGATTGGTCATTTGCAGATGGGAGGACTTCGAGATTAATGAGTTGCTGCTGAAGGACCTTTCAGGCACCGTGAAGAGGCAGTATAGCCTTGACCTGCTCAACACAGTGTTTGAGAACTTTGGTGATGCAGTTATTGAGGCGAGGAAACTTGCACAGAAACTCGGCATAACAATGTGCCTTAACAAGTAATGTGCCTTAACAAGTAGCATGGCTGGGGAGCAGGTGGTGTGAGTCACTATCTGTTCCCTACCCCATGCCTCATTTAATAGTAATGCCACCTATAGTATAGGTGGCTGAAACATATATGAATTAATGCCACCTTATACTATAGGTGGCTGAAACATATATGAATGGCAGATACTTGGGAGACACTGAAGCTATCTTCCGTGGCGGAATATCATTTTCATACCCGCGACCCTCAACCCACAGCCCAAATGGGCAAAGGAGGCTACAATGTCAAGTTAAAAACAACAAAAATTCCCATATTTATTTTATAAGTAGCTAAAATTAAACAAAATTTCTTAATCAGTATCTAAATAGGAATATAACAAAGCTAAATTCAGCTTTTTCAATATATAG